AACTAACAAGGAGAAATAAATGACTACTGAGTTCATTAATTTACAACGTAATGTAAAACACTACGATGGTAAGCCAGGTTTTGTCCATAATGACTTTATTATTACTGATTGTTATTTAGACGAAACTGGTAGGTTTCCTGTTAATCCTACAGAGTATTATGGTTTAACACATGATCAAGTGCGACAAATGAAAGGAGTTAAAGCTATACAATTATGACTGTAGAATTAGTTATATTAGGTGGTTTGTTTTTAATATTTATTGGTATGGTTATGTTAATAGTTATCAATTTTTTAGAAGCAAGAGATGAAAGAAAATTATCAGAGAGATTATCTCGATCATTTAGGAATGGCGATAGTTTTGATGATGTTCGTTTTAAGGACTATGAATAGTATAATTTTGTCTTAAAAGGTAATTTTTTATTTATTCTTAAATTATAAGTAAAAACTAACTAAGGAGAATAAAATGATAACAGATCATATTTTTGAATGCAGAGGTTGTTTTAAGTTTAATACTAAGGACGACATGAAATTCATCTATATTAATACAGAAATTACTGGTACTTTTAAAGATGTTTCTGAAACTTTTGAAACTTATCTTTATGATATGTTTCAACCAATGAAAGATTGTTTTGACTTGGTTGAGCCTAAAACTGAAAATGCTGTGTACGAAATTATTTCTGTTAAGGAGGTATATAAATAATGGACGATAATGTAATTAAAGTTTGTGTTATTTGTAAAGAAGAATTTACAGGGTGGGGTAACAACCCATCACCAATAAAAGACGAAGGAGAATGTTGTGATACATGCGATAATGAAAAAGTTATTCCAGCGAGAATTGAAGGTACCATTGGATAAGTATAGAGGTTTTGATATTAAGTATATTGGAGGTGGCTTTCAACTCTATGAAGGTGACTTTCTAAAAGAAACTCATGCTTGTTTAGATAACGATGAGGATAAAAGACTTAAATCAAGACAACGTATTGATTCAATACATCGACATCGTAGATTAGAAGATGACAAAAGTATTGAACGAGTTGACGCACAAGTAAAACTAGCGAGGGATAATGGCTGTTAAAAAATTCTGGAAATTAGCTGTGTACCAAACTGATAGATTACTTGGAGGACACGAAGAAGGTGGTTGGTATTATACTGCAGGTGATCGTATTAAAGAAGGTAAAATAAACTTTAGTGATCCTCAAAAAGCTTTTCGTGCTTGCTCTAAATTTAATAGAATGTTTGGTAGTAAAGGAAACTCTATAGAATATGGAATAAAATGCGATGTTTACTATCGTGGTACACCAGATAGTTTTCCTAAGCATAGACCTTATTATTCTTAATATTGTTTTAGAAGGTTATTTTTTTTATATTCTTATTTTATATAAAAATAACTAACTAGGAGTAATTATGGATAACTTAAAACTTAAAAAACCTAATGATTTTTCATCTCTATTAAATCAAACTATCACTGGATACATCGTCTTAGACGCCTATGGAGAAAATCTTAAAGACGAATACAAAAACAAATTAGAAGAAAGATCAATTCATAAAGGAAGATATAACCTTATTAATAAAGATACATTAAACATTTACGATAAAGAATTACAACCTATTTTTCGTACTTTTGATGAAGCATTTAATTTCGCAGAATTTTCTTATGGCAATCATTCTGGTGGTGCAACACATACAGTACACGAAGTAGAAATCAAAGTTAAACCTAAAATCTTAGATATTAATGGTGGCAGACAAGAAGATTAATTCTTAATTTACATTCATAAATTAATCGCTATATTAGGATAAATATGGCGATAACTATAGACCAAATTCATCAGACAAACGAGGCTACCTTATCCTCAATGGAAAAGAAGTTCTGTGAGGAGATAGCTAAAGGAAAAGGTAAGAAACAAGCGGCTGTTGACGCAGGTTATTCTGAAACTTCAGCTCACGTACAAGCTGCCCGCAACTTAAAGAAAGATAAAATCATCCAGTATATAGATAGGTTGCGTGGTGATGCTAGGCGCTTGACCAGTGAATCTGTGTCAAAAGAGGTAGAGAAACTAGATAAATTGTATGTTGATGCTTGTAGCAAGAAACAATATACAGCAGCAGTCAATGCGATAAGGTTGAAGTCTCAGTTGTTGGGGTTTTTGGTGGAGAAGAAAGAAGTACAACACTCAACCCTTGACGCTATGAATGATGACGACTTGACGAAGTACCTTGATCAAATCAAAGCAGAACATAATATTAACTAACAACATTCCGCAACACGCCCGCATAAGGATCAGTGCGGATCAGCAAGGATCAGGCGTATATATATCCACAACAATAAAATTAAAACAACAGAATAAAAAGGTTTTAAAAGGATAAAAAATATATATACTGGTACATATTAACTAACAAAGAAAGCGAGAATAATATGACAAAAATAATAGAAAACAAAGTACCTCTATCACTTAGAGAGAAAGCAGACAAAAAAGTTCTTTTCAGATTATTTAATCCGAAAAGAGATAAGTCAAAGTCTTTTATCATTTATGAAAAGTCTAGACTTAGTTCAACTCTTAAACAAGCCTTTGATAACTCTTATAGAAAAGTGGATATCGAGTACGATACAACAGCTAACAGTAGATTTAAAAAAGTTAATCTGCTAGTTGATGTACCAGTTTATCTTTCTAAGGATAAGAAAAAACTCTATGAGGAATTACTAGCCTCAAACAGAGAGTTCATCAAAAAGAATAAAGTCTCACAAAGTATTTTAGACAATCAAAAATACTTCGAACAAATCATAGCAAAATTATAATCTAGATACAAGGCCCGACAACCTCGGGCCTTGACTCTTGACTCTTGACGCTGATCACTACGGATCCTTGCGGATCAGGATAATATAATAATTAAGGATATAGATATAAATATATAAAACCTTCCTAGTCGATAAAATATATTTTAGCGTTTAATCTTGATTAGAAATAAATATTAATAAATTTATTATTAATTTAAAAAGAAAGTTATTATGATATTATATATGTTAAGAGGTCTTATAGGTTATTCGTTTATTATTTTATTCTTAAATTATTTATTATTTATCTCATAGAACAAAACGAGAACATAATAGATTAGAACAATTCTAAACAACATAACTTTTTTCTTTTAATTTTTATTTTTTTCTATATAAATAAATTAACTTTTTTAAATTAAATCTTTTAAAATAAAAGAGTTTAAGAAAGTTAGAAAGTAGAAAACGATGAAAAATAAAAACGATAAAATAATCGAAAATAAAGTAGCGTTAAGTTTTAGAGAATACGAAAATAAAAAAGTTTTATTTCGTTTATTTAATACTAAGCGAGAAAAATCTAAGTCTTTTAATATTTACGAGAAAGCGAAATTTTCTTCTAATATTAAAGACGCTTTTAATAACGATTATCGTAAAGTAGATATAGAATACGATACTACTAAAAATAATAGATTTAAAAAAGTTAATCTATTAATAGATTTAAATTCTTACTTAGATAAAAGTAAAAAGAATTTATATTTAGATTTAATAAATTCGAATAAAGAGTTTATTAAAAAAAATAAAGTAGATAATTCTATTATCGAAAATATAAAATTTTTCGAAGATAAAATAAAAAGTCTTTAAGACTAATTAAAATTAAAAAGCGTATCTATTAATTTAGATACGCTTTTTTTTTATTCTTTTTTTTCTTTTCAATTTTTCTCTTTTTAAAAAACGTATTAAGTTTGTCGCTGAAAAATCGTATAAAGTTTGCGGTTAGCCTAGTCTTATAATAAAGGTAGGGGTATAGACGAGTGTAGAATGACTTATATGCGTATAAATTTCTCTAGAAAAAAAATTTTTTTTAATATAAAGCTTTACAATGGCTTTTTTAAATAGTAGCATTCCACCATTATATTGTAAAATACGCAAGGAGTATTTATATGATCTACAAAAACATCATGGAGAAAGCGAAGACTGTGTTATCTTTGGTCTTACAAGCATTCAGGGTCGTGGTATATTATTTAACATCATGCTGGAAAATGGTGCGTGCTTTTGGCGTTTGCCAATATGTGCCTTCTTTTCTAAGAGTATGGATAGGAAAGATGTGCCCGATATGTCAAACGACTTACTTGAGCTGTGGAACAGTTTTGATTATTATCATTCTGTTACTCATTTTTCTTTTTTACTAGGACAACGAGCTAAATATTTTGGTAAAGATAAGAAACTTTATACAGGTGAGTATCTGTTTACCGTTGACTGGTGTCATCCTGATTCCAATCTACTTGACACAGATCATTCTGAAATTCCTCAGGAACATAAGTGCGCTCATATATTGGAGCTTGACAATGGTAATTACGCTGCTCAGCCTAATAACAGAATACTATGGAACATTAATTCGTTCACTACGAGATCCGAAGTACCAGACTACAAAGTCCAAACAAACGACTGGAACGTAGAAAACAAAGACTGGATGACCGAGGACACTGACAAATTTTTCTACGAAATACTAGAAAAGAAAATGGATAAGTAGTATAACATTTTCATTAGGTGATGTCCGTGGATCATTTTCTTTGGTTCGGGACAGGGAGAGATGGCGGGTACTTTTTTGTTTCTATGTTCTACCTATATTGTTATAGGTAGAATATGAACATTACAATATTACTTCCTACAAGAAAAAGATTATCTTTATTAAAAAAATCAGTACAGTCTTTAATAGACAATGCTAGAGAGCCAGAAAAATTACAATTTCTATTTGGCGTAGATGAAGACGATGTAGAAACTTTTAATTATCTTAAAGAATCAAAATATCCAAATCAACTAGCTTTACAGTTTAAACCTATAGGTTACGAGAACTTACATAAATATAACAATACTTTAGCAGGCTATGCTTCTGGTAAATGGATAATGTTTTTCAATGACGATGCCATTATGCAAACTAAAAATTGGGATCAAAAAATTATGGATTTTGAGGACGAGTTTTGTCTTTTACGTTTCAAAGAACAGACTGAACATCCTTATAGTATCTTTCCTTGCTTTCCACAAAAATGGTTTTATTTATTAGATCACATTAGTCTTCATGGTCAAAATGATGCATGGCTCTCAGAGATTGCATACATGTTGAATATAATGCGGGACGTTGATATCGAAGTTATACACGATAGAGCTGATATAACTGGTAACAACAATGATGAAACTTTTAGAGCTAGAAAATATAATGAAGGTAATCCCGATCAAAAAGGAGACCTCCATCATATAGATATGGTAAAATTAAGATATAAAGATGCTTTAAAAATAAATTGGCTGCTAGGACTTTTAAAACAACCGAATGAATTTATACTTAAAAATTTACAAACTAAATCTGATCCATTCATTTTACTTAAAAAGAAATTTGATATATATAAAAAAGCTGGCGCCGTAGGTGCAGGAAAACAAAATGCAAGAGTTACAGATCAAAGAGAAATTAAAGTCAGCTATTCAAATTTACCAAAAGACTAGAGATAAAAGAGCTGGTGAAGTAGTCACACATTTAACTAATTTACTTTCTACATATAATTCTAGAAAAAGTTTATTAAGTTATGCAAAACATATGTACCCGGGATATAAAGACCCTGCGCACATACAGCTAATTGCAAAAAATCTAGAGAAG